GTCCGATTGTCGGCGGCTCTTGGAACTTTTCCGGTCTGTCCGGCGTGCGGCCTCGGCGTTTGGCTAATGTTCGCTCGTACTCGAGCGACTATGTGGGCGGGCGTGCCTGTTTGGTGCCTTCTGTAGCAGGGTGAGAACCCTGCGAATCCTAAATAAAGGAGAGTTATGACAGTTGATGCGGAGACTGCATTTGTCAGAAAATACATTGATTTTCTCAAGCAGTTAAATCTCTATCTCAATCACTTTCCAAGGCATGAGAAATATGCTTTGTGTCAGTCAATCAGGCAAGACGCTTACAATGTCTTTGACTTGATGGTTGAGGGTCAAAAGAGATATTACAAAAAGACCTCTTTGTCAAATATGGATGTTCAATTTGAGCAGCTCAAGGCAAAGATTTTGTTGGCTTATCATCTCGGTTACTTTGAGTTCAAAGACGGGAAGACGGATGAGAAAAATCCAACGACAATGAGCGAAAAGCGTTTTGCTGTTCTTTCAAGAATGGCTGATGAGCTCGGGCGCATGATCGGAGGATGGATTAAAAAGGTCAAAGAAGAAAATCAATGGTAACACCATCAGGCGCCATACGATTATGTTTGTGTCCGATTGTCGGCGGCAATTGGAACAATTCCGGTCTGTCCGGCGTGCGGGCTCGGAATTTGAATAATGTTCGCTCGAACTCGAACAACAATGTTGGCGGGCGTGACTGCAAATCCTCGTATTTCAAAAAGTGGATCGACAGGGATATGGTGTCTGGCTTTTTAGCGAAATATATTAAGACCTCGATTGTGGTAGGCACAGCCGAAGCTCTAAAGGGATTACATTTGAAGCGTTATGGAAATTTATACGACGAGGTCATAAGCAGCGAAAATATGTTTAATGCCTTTCGAGACTCAAAGAACAATAAGCGAAACAAAAAGACCGTTTATCAGTTCGAGCTCAACTTTGGAAAAGAGATGGGCGACTTAATCCTTGAGTTAAGACAAGGCACTTATGAGCCGAAACCGTACAACAAATTTATAGTTTATGAACCAAAAAAGAGAGAAATATTTGCTCCGGCGTTTAGAGATATTGTTGTGCAGCATGCTTTGTATAGAGTGGTTTATCCTATCTTTGAAAAGGGTTTTATCACACAATCACATGGATGCAGAAAACATCACGGATGTCAAAGTGCGAGTGAGTATTTGCAAACGGTGATGAGAGACTCTGACCCGGAGAGCTACTTTCTCCAGCTGGACATTAGAAAGTATTTTTACTCGTTTGACAGAGCAGCTTTAAAAGGCATGCTTGAGAGAAAAATCAAAGACAAGGCGGTCATTGATCTGCTGATGCAATTTACCAAATATGACTCTGACAAGGGCGTGCCTATTGGAAACTTGCTGTCTCAGCTTTATGGCTTGATTTACCTTAACCCTCTCGACCATTTTGTGAAGAGAGAACTCAAGGTTAAAAATTATGTCAGATATGTTGATGATTTTGTCCTGGTCGGTTTGACGCTTGAGCAGTCAAAAGAGTATCTGTCCCGGATTACGGATTTTCTAAAAAGTGAGCTTGGTCTTGAGCTATCAAAAGCAACAAGAGCCAAAATCAAAAGGGGCATTAACTTCGTAGGGTATCGCACTTGGCAATCTCATAGGCTTGTCAGAAAGTATGCGATGCACAAATTTAGAAGAGCGTGCAAAAAAGAAAAAGTGGAGTCTATTGCGAGCATGCTTGGTCATGCGAAAAACACGCAAACAATTCCCTATTACAAAAGAATCTTGGAGGAGTGCAACATGGTTCAAAAGTTACCCACAAAAATTCAAAGGAGTCTGACATGAGATATTTTAGTTTTGTTGATGAAAAGACAAGCGATGCAACACTGAGCTTGGTTTATCACAACTTGCCAAATGACAAAATCAAAATCTATCCGACAATAGAGGGCAAGGTTTGCTCGGTTGATGGTACGGATGAAGAAATATTGGAGTGGCTCGATGCTCAGGTTGTCGAAATGACTGACATCGATGTTGCTGCTTTTACGCTTGGAAAATCACAAAGCGAGCAGTGGATGCTCGAGTGGCAGTTTATGAAAAAACAGCGTGCGTCTGAGCTTACAATCGCAACTGTTGTCGTGAACTCTATTGAGTACGATGCTGATGAGACCGCAATGGATAGGGTTGACCGTATTCTTACGCTGGCAAATTGGAAGTTTAATCAAGCCGTTGCTGGAGGTGCTACAGCAGCTGAAGCTTATGCGGCTGTTTACAAGACGACCGTTGTTTGGAAAGGCAAAGATAATGAGTTCCACGACATTCAAATTGAAAGCCTTGCTAAAGCTCAAGAAGCGGCAATCAATAAAATGAAAACCGTTTGGGAGAAATACGAATGAAAGTAGCTTTTTACAAAGTCACTCAGCAAAATGCAACCGCTCTTGACAAAGTGATTGCTTGGTGGACGAGTGATTTTAAAGAAAAGTTTAACGGTGGCTGGAAGCTCGGATACTCTCACACTGAGATTGTTTTCTCGGATGGAGTGATGATTTCATCATCTCCAAGAGAAGCGACAGTTAGAGCCAAAGAGCATACGATCAACACTGAAGCATGGGATTATATTGATGTTTCAGGCTTGGACGAGTCAACTGCCCGGGTATTTGCCGAGACACAGCTTGGTAAGTCTTATGACTGGTTCGGTGTTTCAGGCTTTGTTGTGGCGATCAGGGATAATGAGTCAAAGTGGTTTTGCTCAGAGCTCTCAAGCCGAATACTTCAAATCGCCGGTTGCGTCAAATTAGGTGAGTTTAATCCAGGGCGAATAAGCCCAAATAGACTCTATAAACTACTTCAAAGGAGATAACATGGCATCAAATTACGGTGTAAATACCATCACAACGGTCAACGCTGCGAGACCAATTAAAATCGCAAGCTCCACTCCAATCGGTATCGCTGCGACAGCGTTACTTGACATAAACAATACGGCTGATGCTGCAATCATTGCAGAGCTTACAGAAAACAGCGGTCTTTTGTATTACGGAAGTCCTGACGAAGCTCTTGAGGTATTCAGTGAGAACCTCGGAACCGTGCGAAATGCGCTTGACGGTATTGTGGATCAAAATGTAAATTGTCCGGTTGTTCTATCAATCGTTCAAATCACTGCGCTACAAAAAGCAGCTGGAGAGCCGGAGGAGTTTTACTCTGAGCCTGAGATTAAAAGTGACATCATCACTGCAATCGGAGCTTTGAGAAAATCGTCTGCAAGATTTGGAGTTAAACCAAACTTGCTAATCGCTCCATATTTCTCACATGACCTTGATGTTAATGCTGAACTCAAAGCGGTTGCAGATGGACTTCTTGCAACTGGTATCATCGATCTAAATGCAGACGATGAGGCTGACGCAAACACTAAGATTGCAAATTACGGCACAAAACGCCTTTTGATTTGTGACCCTTATGTCAAGGTTTGGGATACGGTTGCAAGTGCAGCAGCTTATGAGCCTATGTCTGCAAGGGTAGCGGGTATGATCGCACGAACTGACAGCGAGGTTGAGTATGGATGGGCTGACAGCTTCTCCAATAGAGTTGTAAACGGCATCAGTGGAACAAAGCGTGATGTTGAGTTTACTCCAGGGCAAGAGTGTGAAGCTGATCGCTTGAGAACCAAAGCGGTAACAACGCTTATTCGTTATCAAGGCTTCAGAGCATGGGGCGGCGAGACGACTGATATTGACCCGATTTGGCAAGACCTTACAAGAGTGCGTGTATTCGACCGTGTATGTGAGGCTGCTCTTGAGGGATTGTTTTGGGCAATTGACCGTCGAGCTGACATTTTAAAAAGTGCAAAAGACTCCGTTGAGCAAATGCTCTTGGCTCTTAAAGGCTCTCAAGTATTGCTCGGCTTCAATGTGTACTGGGATCCAAACAAGAATACCAGGGCGAACATTACAGCCGGTAAGTTTTACATGGTTGCTGAGATGCAAAACATGCCTATCGTCAAGCGTCTTGAGGTCAACTTCAGCTATGTTGACAAATACGCTGATGTTCTCATCAAACAAATTTCATAAAAGGAGTAGATCATGGCTGATGTAAGAAAATCACAAACAATCAACGGGGCGGTAGTTTATGTTGAGGGAATGGGCTTTGTTGGCACAACCTCAGAGGTTGAGCTTCCGGCAATTGAGTTCGAGACATTTGAAGGGAACGGCGGCGTTTATAAAAGAGACATTAACACTTTGATGCTCAAGGCGTTGACAACAAAGCTAAAGTTCAGCGAATACAATAAGGTTCTTTACGAGAGCTTAGGCAAACATGGGACGGAAGAGACAAGCATTTATGTTAAATGGAATGTCACCGGTAAAAAAGGAAACTTCTCTCATGTAGCAACCTTCAGAGGAGAAATTAAGAAGTTTGAGTCTCCAAAGGTTGAATACGGCAAAGAGACGGCGGTTAGTATGGAGCTGGCTTGCTCATTCTATAAGCTTGAGGAGGACGGCACGACTCAACTGCTTATTGACCTTGACGCTTATGTGTGTGAGATTGACGGCAAAGATGTGTGGCAAGAGCTTCGAGAAAATATTTTATAAGGAGTAAACAGTGAAAAAAATTACTATTAACGG